TATGATGCCCTGGTTGCAGCGTCTAGAGGATTAGGCTAATTACTAGTAGCCGCCAGAAAAATATCTACCATCCATATCGCCATTATCCCAACTGTCTGTTTCTTGCGTCATCTGCGCGCTTGCGGCAATTGCGCCTATTCCAGCGAGTTGGGCGAAATTAGGCCATGCGTCATTAACATGCCAAGCCGCGGCGCATCCGATATTTACTGCTTGCGCAAAGTCGTCGCTCAGTAGCACGTTACGCGTAATGGTATAAATATCGCCGCCAAGTCTGGATTCTGTTTTATTCTCGATAAGCGCTAAGAAGTCGCCAATGAGGCCGGGGTTCTCTTTTGATGCTCGATCCCACGAGAAGAACTTAACCATTTTCAACTTAATCGCCTGACAGGTGTATAGTATCGATCTAGTCTTGTCTAACGAATAATGCTGTCGGTGATTAATGGGTGTAGCGGGCTTAAACACCATAATATCCTGGCTCGCCGCCCGGACAAGGCGTAAGGCCATGACGCGTTCAAGATTAAAGCCAGCTTGAACCATAACTGTTTCTCGCACAGTGCCGGCGCCGGTATAGTCGTGGGCGACGAAATCAATTTGAAATTGCTTAGCCCACTTCATGCATTCGACTGCCTCAGCTAGATGGTCTGAGCCGATAAGCAATCGTTTACCCCAGAGAACGTCGATAGAGCCGTCATGCCGAAAACCTAAGACGGCCATGACAGTGAATGATATTCCGGCCTCACCGCCACCGCCCCAGTCCACGGCTAAGATACGATGTTTATAATGGCGCAAATTTACTAAACAGTTTGGAGCAGGCTCTGGCGTATTCTCCCACGGCAATACGCATGCGGATCGGAGTTCTGTCTCCGTGATAATCTTTTGACCAGCATCGACGGATTCGCCAAGTACCTCATTATAGAATTGCGCTTTTGTCATGTTGCCGAAACCTTCACGTTTTAGCAGCAACGTATTCCATTTCTCAGGATCGGAAAAGTGAAGCGGTAATAACAACTGCGGCACATGGTAACCGGAGAACTGCCAGCGCTTATCCTTATACCGATGCACCCAGCGCCCGTGTCTCGGATTAATTGGCTTACGGCATTTTGCGCATATAGTTCCAGGATACTTCTCACTAATATGTATGTTGAATGGACCTATCATAGCGTCCAGGTCATGATCGATTGACGGTATGTTCCAGTGCCGGCATGATTTGCACGGTATAAACCACTCGCCCATACTGCTCTGCCGGTATAAACCCTCGAGAGGATTGTCAACCGACTTTGGTGTTCCAGTAAAGTGCGTGATGGCGTAGTGTGAATATGACATCGTCTCTTGAATAATAGGAATATGGTCTGGATCCATGTCCTGAATTTCATCGATGCATACGCGGTCAGAACTCACACCTCGAACACGATCGGCATCCATGAGTGCGTACGAAAACAGCATTAGAGACTTATTCTTGAAACTTCGCTGTAATACTGAGTTCTCGGTATCAGTCCCGCTCCACTGTGATTTGACGGGCGACTGATCTATGAACGGGCGAACATAGTTGTTGCTAAATCGCCGAATCTGCTCGAATAGCGGGGTGACATACAACGTCTTGAAGAATGGCAGGCTATTAGCTACAACAACGCCGTGGGCCGCGAGCGACGTAGACTTGCTCAACTGCCGCCCAGTTTTCCATACCTGATTTTTTGGCATCAGTAATCGGAAAAGTGGTGCGAAGGGATAATGATCGCGTAGAGAATATGGTTTACCGTTAAGATTTAAGACCAGCGGTAATATCGGCTCAAGAGATGGGAAGCATTTCTGAGCTGCCAATGCCTGGAGCAAATGCGCTCGACTTTTAAAGGCATGTGGATCAGATACGTCGAGCGATACAAATTCCTGAAGAAGGGCCCGCACACCAGCCGAAGCTGTGTCGATTACTTCTTCTATCGGCAGGGATTGTTCCTGCGACATAAATGGTGACCTAAATGGGTAAGTTCAACGGTCAGAATTACTATCCCGACAAGGACGACGGAGAGCTTCAATGGCTAGAAGATGGGATTGGTTTACTGGGACTTATTCTGATAAAAAGCATTTCTCTTCTATTTCTGAGTGTATGCCAATTGCTGCTAAGCGTGACGGTCACACCCCAATACGCTGAAACATCTGAAACATTTCCGCTACGTGGTGAGTATACTACTAGATATATCTACCCACGTAAACGTAAACGTAAACGGAGACGACAATGGCCTACATCAGTAGAAACGCTAAATTGTATCAAGAAAGACGACAGCCCGCAATACGTAGCACATTACGTGGCCCGGGACCGTATATCAACTTAGACCAAAACCCACCTATTACATTGAAGTTAAAACCGCCGTACCCCGGGCCAACGCCTAACCATGCCGCCACAGATCCTGATAATACACAGACTGTAGCGTGGCCATTTGGAGATCAATACTCACCATGAGCGGGACATCAGGGGAAACATTAATAGCATTCGCAGGTTTCTTTATTCTTGCAAGTTTTATTTGCTCGCCTACACTTGGATTTGGCGGCATTTTTGCCGTTGCTTGCCTAATCTATTTTGGACTGATTTACGTCAACGCTAGCGGACGAGCACATAAGAGCACACATCACAAACACAAGCGCAAACACTAGCATCATGGATAAACTCGTTAACCTGATCGCCGTTATACTCGCAACTGGCGCGATTATAGAAGTGTGGCACAAAGGTAGTATCTTCGCCACACTACGAGCCACTGCGCAAACATATCAAGATGATGCCAAATACGGGTCATTCACGTGGCTATGGACTGAATTACTCGCGTGCCCATTTTGCAAAAGTTACCATATCCCAGTATATCTTTACATAATATTAATGATTGCCGATGGTTATCCAGGTGTTGTAGCCGGGCTAATTCGTGCAGTCATCTTCGGTTGGGCGGCAACGCGCGCAACTACGCTAATTGAAGGTTTTCTACCAAGGACTATGAAGTATGACGCAACTTAACCCTGAAGCCGTAACACCGGAATCTGCCCTACCAGCCTCGCCACTACCGACGAGCACGCCAGTACCAGTTGGCGCCACGATCGAATCAGAAAAACCACCATGCGATTTGCTGCTATTTAGTCATGCAAATAAATTCTCTGAAGCCATGTTACGGCATATTCCAGAATTACAGGGTATTGTGATTATCCCGCTCTGGTCGCCTAAGTTGGCTAATATTCCAAATGGACTGCTCCGGCTGCGGAATGAGAACACACCGTTTATGGGCGGGCTTATGCAGGCACTCACAGCATTAGCCGAATTTGGCTCTGATATACATCGTGATTTATTTACGCAATTAAAGCAGTTTCAGCAACTGTCGCGCAATCTGGCTGAAGAGATTAAGGCTCAAACAGCAATTCTGGAACTAACGCAATCGGACGACATGGGCGGAGGCGCTACTGGCGATCAAACTCAGGAGCAGACTAGTGCCAGCCACGCTTAACGTAGACGCCATCATTATCGAAAAATTACGCAAGCGCTATGCCGGATTGACCGAGGAGCAGGTACGTGTAGATCTCCATAGGAACTACACGGATACGTGGAACGGTGTCGAGCTGTTAACCGACTTCGAGGCGCATCAATTTACCGGAGCCACAGTTGAAGTTATCCGCAAATCTGACGGTAAACGCGGAACAGTCGGATTTATCGATGAGCCTCGCGTATATTTCGCTTTCATTGCGGACGCATAGCGCTAAGATAGACTGATAGCCTTTATATGTAAGAAAAACAGGCTAGTATTTCTTACATAAGCATATGCCGAGTATTGTTACCAATTTTGGAGGACACAGTGGTTAAAAAAATGAATGCAATGAGCAGGAGTCAGTGGGATGATGATGATGATGACGATTTAGACGACGCGGCAGTTGAAGTACTACTTGAGCGTGTAGCTCTGGCAGCCGCGGAAAGCGATGAAGAAGAGTACACAGAAGAAGAAGAAGACGAAGAAGACGAAGAAGAAGAAGACGAAGAAGAAGACGAAGACGAAGAAGAAGAAGACGAAGAAGAAGACGAAGAAGAAGAAGAAGACGAAGAGGATGATGATGATTATGCTGATGATGCTTCAGCCACGGCCACTGAGCCAGCTAATCCGCCAAAGGAAAAGAAAATGAGTATAACTAGTCCAATTACTGCCGGAGTCCTCAAAAGGACCAAGGCTTGTGAGATTCGTGATGTAATTGCCGATCGAAAAGCCGGCGGGCTGGAACTACGCCCGCGTGACATTATTGCGCAGCTCAAAGATAAGGGCGTAATTGTGAGTGCGTCGCAGGTAAGCGTGACATTACGCGGTATGGGTGTGGCGCCGGGTGCCCGTGGCCGTCCGCGGCGAATTACGCCGCCCACTACTCCGCCGATGGCCGAGTAACTTCGATCGAGGAATTGACGCCAGTATCGTCCGGTGTGCGTACCATATTATTGGCCCGCACACCGGATTTACTATTTAGCTGCACAGGTTGGCTATAAACGCGATAAATTACATGACGCCTAATATCCCCAATGTTACGCCGAAAATGTTCATGAGTCCTATAACCCTAACGTGTGGAGAACATATGCCGTCTACTACCCCCGAAACTACACCACCTAAGAAGCGAAAGATGAAGACGTCGGCCGAGGCGCCGCCAAACGTGCCGACGACGTATGGGCTTGAACGCTTTAGTGGCGAAAAACATGACGATACTAAACCAAAATCGGATGAAGTTGATGAGCGCGGCGTGTTTAAGCCAGTGCCCGATAGCACATATATCATCGATCCAAATACTGAAAGATTATTTCAAATTCTGCAGATCGCTCGAAAGGCCTCACCGCAGAATGTTAATCTGATTGGACCTCACGGTTGCGGTAAGACTGAGCTTGCAATTCAGTTTGCGGCCAGGGCTGGGTCGCCTATGCTAATCATGGACTGCGCAAATCTTCGCGAGGCTCGGGACTGGTTTGGCTTTAAGACAGCGCAAAATGGTACGGTGTACTGGCACGAAAGTCAGTTTGTCCGCGCTGTCGAGCAGGGCGGCCACGTAATTCTTCTCGATGAGCTTAATCGCGCAAATCCGCATATCTTAAATACACTCATGC